CTTCAGCCCAGTGAATTCTGTCAAGGCATCGTTCCAGTCAAGGTCAACAGTAAAATCACTGTTACCCTTTAGCTTCCCAGCATTGTTATATTGAATTGTGCCATCAGCACCGTTGACGAGTGCAACAGTACCAGTGGCATCAGGGAAGCTGATTGTGCGGTTGGCAGTTGGCGTTACGGATTGGACTGTGGTACTATAGGTGCCGCCATCATCAAGGTTGATGTCACCGCCGACACTAAGCTCTTTTGCGGTGTCGTCCCAAGTCAGATCCGGTGAACCGCCGAAGCCGCCGTTATCGTTGAATTGGATTTGGGTGTCGCTGCCTGCAACTGGGTCGATGTTGGTACCAGTTAGTACCAGGGTGCCGGTGCTTGCATGAACGCGGCCGACGTAGGCGACTATCTGGCGGTAGCCGCTTGTCGGTTTTACGTTGGTCAGGCCGCTGCCGTTGGCGACATACAGCGAGTCGTTGGTGCTCCAGCCGGGCGTATCGGTGTCGTAGTTGAAGATTTCACCGAGGATGATGCCGTTGCCCTCGCCGTTTACTGCCAGCGTGGTTTCCAGCACGCCGACTGCAGGGCCTTTGGCGGGGTCGGCGCTGTCGGCGGCTTGGACTTCTACGCGGTCGCTAGCGCCAACAGTGCCAGTGATGTAGAAGGGGGTGCCAGCGTCAAGCTGGAAGGTGTCGGTGTTCTTGACGTGGATGTAGACACCGCCTGCGATATTGCCGTGGATGTGGTCGGCAGTGAGGAGCGTGTTGACGGTAAGCTCGTCTAGCGTCAGCGGATCGGGTACTACTCCGCCTCCGCCAGCTCCCCCTGTTTTATCCAGTGTGCCCGTAAAGGGGTTAAACTCGTATGCCATGTTCCTCAGCTCTTAGTGACAGCAGCTAGTTCGCCGCCGCTATAAGTTAAGGTCAAGGTGGTAACCGTTGTTCCGCCAGACCCCCCTCGCTTGAAGGTAATTACTTGATCGCCATCTGTAGGTGCAGCGGCCGGCGAAAAACCCGCGTAGTCATAAGCTGGGATGTTTAACCCCCTGGTAGCTAGAGTGGTTCCACCCATAGCGTCGCCCTCCTGCGGCATTGGTTAGTTGCTCTAGGCTACCTACGACCGCCTAGATCTTCTCCTCTTCCTTCTTGCTCTAGGGCGAATATACTCCAGCCCAACCTCTAGGGGCGAAATGGCTACCACCCACTCTTCAAGACGAGGATTGACCCCGTCAGGAACAAGTCTGAGGATGGATCCAGATGCCACGACCTGTTGCAGCGTGTTGCCGTTGATCATGCCGACAACGCTGCCATCAGCGTACCATCGGATGTTTCGACGGTTGGTTGAAGGGTGACAGGCCTCGAGGTACCCGTTACCGCTACCAGGCAGCCACTTGACCTCGACCAAGATGGCAGGGTAGGTCGAGAGTAACCTGGATTCCTCCTTGTCCCAGGAGATCAAACTGTCTACTTTAAGTTGTTTCATGAGCTAGGATGCCAAGGCATTAAAAAAGGACCCCGAAGGGTCCTAAGAAGATGTGTCAGGAGACCCAGGCACGTTTACTTGGTGCCGCCAGGGGCATACTCGTAGCGCAGGCCGATTTCGCGCTTGTAAGCAACAGCGGCGACCGCTCCTTCGTAGGGGTTCGAGTAGCGCCCAAGAAACTTGCCGATACGCCTGCCGTCCACTCGTCGCCAGACCTGAGCAAACCAAGGGGTTGACTTTCTCTGACTTCTTTTGTCGAAACCAACGTTTTTATATCCGCTGTAGTTGGAGGTAATCTTACTGTTATTGAGATGCGGCTCTACACTGCCTTTACGCTTAAGAACGGCCTGGTAGGCCTGCTTGGCCGTTTTATGGTATCCGCAAAAGATGTACCTTCTATTGGGTCTGGGGGTGTGATACCCTCCTACCCACCTCCCCCTAGAAGCGTCGTAAGTAGTCCACCTGTACTCGTTAGAGCTGACACGGTTAAACTGCTGTCCAGAGCGATCCAAGGGTCTAAGGTTGTTGGCGGCATTGTTGGACTTGTCGCGGTCAATATGATCGATCTCCAGTTCGCCAGGGTCCTTACCAGTGGCGAGTCTGTAGACAATCCGATTGCTCTTATACAGAACTTTTTGAAAGCGAACCTCCCAGTAGCCGTTGCTGTGACGGCGCCCAGCAGGTGATCCGATCACCGTGTTCCTGGCGGCCTTCTTTTTCCAGCGCAAGCCCTGAGGGATTGACGAGTCTAGTTCAAAGTATTCGGCCAAAAGCTCTTGAGAGGGAAGGGGAAGGTGCTTCATGCGGTAGAGTGGTGTAGGTCGTACTGCTATTCTACCAGGCATGAAAAAGGCCCCTGGTTGTTGGGGCCTGATTCTATTTGGTTTTTCCAGTCAGCGACTAGGATCAGACGGAAGCAGTTGCGTCAACACCGGCAAGGCGAGCAGCGGCCCTACCGTTGATGAGGGCTAAGCCACAATACCATTCCACGCGGGTGATCAGCTGGGGCTGGTCTTGGCTCTCACCCAGTTCGCGGACGTTCACGCCACCGTTCTGAATGCCGGTCAGGAGATCCTGGCCGAAGGACACACAGTAGATGTCCTGAGCAGAAGGAGTGCTGTCGAGGATAGCCACGTTCTTGTGGTCGCGATCCAGTTCCAGCACGGGAATGCCAGCGTAGGAGAGCTGCTGATAGCCGAACTCGGTACGAGCAATCTCGATCTGACCGTTAGCACGAGCATGCTTGCTCAGGTGACGGCGAGCAGACTTGGACATGACCAGGTACTTGCGGCCGCCTTGGGCGTCAACGTTATCGATCACTTCGTCAAGTTTGCCCAGATCCAGAGCACCGCCACCGTTGGCGAAGTACTGAGAAGAACCGGACTGAATGCGAGCGGCCAGGCCGTCGAACTCAGAGGGGGATTGGTTGGAGTCGCCGTTGATAAACAGAGCTTCCCAAGCCATACGCATAGCGCGAACGCGGGCCTGCACCTGATAAGCCTTGGCATCAGAGCCTTCGAGGTCCACGATAGCGCGGTCAACCTTGATATCGCCACCGAAGAGCTTGAGGCTCTCAGACTGCTGGCTCACTTCAGCGTAAGACTCAGCCAGGGGGCCGTTGTAGTTGCGGAATCCCACATCGGGCAGGGACTCTTCACGCTTCCAGAACAGACCGTTGCCTTCGATGTTGCGGAAAGGGAGAACAGACATGAGCTGACCAGCGGCCAGTTCGGTCACGACAGCCAACTCCTGGGGAGTCTTGGCGTGCTTTTGGGCTTCCAAAAGGGTCAATGACATGATAAATACCTTAGATAGAGATGAACAAAGAATTGGGTGTTAGCGTTTCGATGATTGTCACAACCATCTCAACAATCGCACCCTTTCAGTCCACTCCGTCTCAGAGCTTCCCTACGGGGCTGCTACTGTTATTATGCCTAAACTGTATTTTCGCCCCCTTGGACAGGTTTTCGGCTTTGGTAATGACCTGCAGGCTGCCATTAAAAAAGGCCCCGAAAGGCCCAGGAGTATCAGGTACCAGCCATACCAGTCTAGCCAAAGGCACGTTGAAACAACTCTGTAGAACTCAACCCAGTCAGGTCCTCCACCGGCAACCCGTTAGCATCCGTACCACCATAACCGATGCCAGCGCCGCTGCCTTTGGCGCCACGGAAGAAAGTACCAAAAACAGGGTGATGCTTGTAGCTAGCCAGGTAATCTTCTGGAGTAATTCGTTTGCCAGATTCCTTATCGAGCAAGGGATCTCCGGCTGCGTCGATAACAGTCAGAGAACCATCGGCCTCTTGGCGGAAGTTGCCACCGAGCTGACCGGCCATCAGGTCGAAGAATGACACACCGTCCACAGAGTCAGTGCGGCCACCTGCAGCATTAAACACCTTCTCTAAGGCGTACTGCTTCTTGTAGGCAGCCAGAGCCGCGGTCGCCGACTCCGCCTCTTTGCGAGCTTCTTGAGCTTGCTGAGAATACTTGGTTTCGATGGCGTCGCGTGCTTCACCCCACTGAGCCTGCAGGCGAGCGGCCTCGGCGGCCTCCTGTTGCAGTTTAGTGTATTCCTCGGGATTGATTTCTGCGAATTTTTCCAGGTGAGCCTTGGTTTCTTTGACCTCGCGCTCGTATTGCTTGCGGGCTTCGCGCTCAGCCTTCAGCGCCTTAAGCAGATTGTCCGCTTCAGAGCGGGGCATCATGTCGTCGGTCGAGGATGGAGCGGGAGCAGAAGCTTCAGATGCGGCAGTCTCTGCTGCGGTTTGCTGGAGGTTCTCTTCAGCCATGTTGTAAGGCAGGGATCACCCCTGCAAGAATGTTACAGGGGTAGTATGCCAATCGATCGCTATTCGCTATACCAGTACCAGTACCCAGTAGCCTCGACATAAGAACCGATGGCGACCGTCATACGCAAGGTGCTTCCTGGGGCCACAAAACCAGAAGCGTAGCAGACATTAGGATCTGGCCCAGGGCTTACCTTGCCTATTTTTAAGTTTGGCGACCTGAATTTGTCGCCACCGATGCCGTCAGCATCAGAGTTACAGGGGCCGATTTTCTCCATGTAAAAGCTCGACTCGAACCCAGTCACCTCACGGCATCGAGATGTCACAGAAAGGTCATAGGTACAGATCAGGTCAGTCCCGAAGATCGTGGGCTTTTCGTTGAGGTTCTCGATAAGAACACCGTTGCCATTGATATCCCACCAGGCGTCGTCAATAATTGTAGTACCGTTGGGCTGAGTGGAAATACAGGAGGTACCGCAGAATCTGGTAATACTTCCGATCCAACGCCATACCCCAAGCTTGTTTGTTGTATCACAGCTGCATGTATTTTCGTTAAACTCTTCATACAAACCAGGACACGGATCGGCACAATCGTAAGCCAGGCCATTACATGGGCCTCCAAAACACTTGCATTTTTTGTCGCAGCTCTCCATGTCTACAGTTGGGCAGCTCATGTCAGCGCTCCCACTTCTTCTGAGGGCAAAGCGCCTTAGGATCACCGCCAACCCAGGTCTTGGCTTCCATAAAGCAGCCGCAATCAGAGCAGCGCTTGGAGCTCTCGATAAAGGCGGGGCACGCCTTGCAGGTCTCGTAGCGCTCGTTTCGGATGACCTCAGACACTTTTCCGTGGCGCAGGGCTTGTCCGGCCGTCTTCAAGAGTCCCGCTGCCATCTTTCCAGTAGAGGCACTTACTTTGGTAGCGGACTGAAGACCAGCCCTACCTCTTTCCCTGGCCTGGTTCATCAAGGTATTATTACGGCCCTGCGGCCACGCCGAAACAGGGCCTTGAGGATATACTCCTGCTGACTTCAGTTCCTCGCGAATGTCCATCCTTGACCGAAAGCTGGGCTAGGGTACCGATCAGGTCTTGAGTCGGTAGTCGCTAGAAGTTGTGTTGTAATACATGGCTCCAGAAGCTACTCCGCCAGTGCCGGCAGCTGCGTCGTCTGCGTATTCACCAATCCCGAGGGCAGTGCGAACGGAAGCACCCTGAAGAGCCTGGTGACCGTAAGCCGTAATAGTTACCTGGGAGTTGACATTCGCTCCAGCCTGATCCCTGACTGCGGCGTAGATGGCCTCGGTCATGGTGGTGTCATTGTTGAAGTATGTCGTACCAGGGGTGGCGAGAATGGTGCTACCAGCTGTAACATAGAACTCAGCAAGAACGCCAGACCCTGGAGATGGATCGGTGTTATAGGCTCTCCCCGAGTCGCTGGTCCTATCAGCAGCTGATCCGTAGATAACGATCCAGGCATCAAGTGATGAGGTTACCTCTACTAAAGTGCCTGAATGTCCTATGCCAACAAAAGTGGCAGCACCGCTGGCGGCCGTCTGGCTTTCTGTGAGACGGGTACCAGTAGACCCACCACCACCTGCGGCAGCGTCACCAGGAACCCAATTAGTCTCGTTCCAAATCAGCACCTGGTCATTGGTAGGTGGAGTTGTTGACGTGTCTACATCGGTCAGGTCGTCAATAGAAGTGCTGGGGGCCGCGCCATTAGCGGCCGCCGTAATTCGACCTTGGGCATCGACCGTAATATCTGCATTCGTGTAGCTGCCAGGGGTGACAGCGGTATTATCCAGGTCTATAGTAATTGTGCCAGCAGTAGTTACAGGCCCGCCACTGGACGTCAGCCCCGTACCCCCAATGATGTCTACGCTAGTAACAGTTCCAGGATCAACGGGTTCCCAGTTGCCGCTTGTTGAGTTATATGCAATGACCTGCCCGTCTGTTGCGGGTGTAGTGAGGTCTACATCGATCAAATCTCCAAGGTTGGCGATAGCCCCAGTGCTACTGATTCTCACGACGTTGCCAGTGCCGTCTATCGCATAGAGGGCAACGGCGTTAGCTTCTAGCCCAACAACGATCTCACCCTGGGTGATTTGATCGGATCCACCGTTGCCAATAGCTGCCTCAATGGCTGCCTGGCTGTCCGTGGAGTTCTTCAGAACAATGCGATCAGGAAAAACTGCCACGGACCAATAGAAGCTAGGCTAGGGTTCCTAGCTACAGACTGGATCGGGATAGCACTTACCGTCAGCTCCGCACAGCTGACAATCAGGACAGTCGATGTGGCAGTTGCAGTCGACCTCCTTGCATTCTGCTGGAATGTCAGCAGTGACCCAGGTGTTGTAGAGATAACAAGTCTTGCCACCGATCTCCACGTAGCCAGCGTACTGACACGTCTTCCCTTGTGGGCAGCTGATACCCGCTGGCCCCTCTGGGTTAGTATCGGGATCCACAGGTGCGCTGCCGTCAATGCAGCGGCTGGTGGCGCCCGTAGAGGCGCAGGGGTCTGGCTTGGTAGCACAATCTTCCGCGCATTGATTATAAAGCTTTTCCTGTAGCGCACTGATGCAATTCTTCGCGCTGGTCACTGGCTCGCAGTGGTAACTAAAGCCTGGGAAGAACCTAGCGCACTGAGGACAGTCGTAGTTAGATATAGCACAGCACTCGCTGCAATTCTGCGCAGAGTACTGACAATCTCCAAACCTTGAACTGTTTACGTCTTTGTTGCAGACGTGGCACTCTTCGCTGCACCTTGGAAAGCAATGGCACGGCAGAGGGTTGAACGGATCGCCCTGGTTGCCTAGCTCGCATGTGCCAAAATTTGAGCCGACAAAGTCGCTTTCGCAGAACTTGCATTCATCGCAGATATTGCCACCGCACTCGCCAAAACCTTCCACGTCCCTCTTGTAGCAACCAGCCAAAACATCCCCCCAAGTTTTGTAATACTGGTCGCAGTACACGTTACACCTAGAGGCATCGATTTGATCGCATGATCCGCAGACACAGCGAATCGACCCATCTTCCTGTTGCCTGCAACAGCGCTCTCCAGGGCAGATAGGATCTTTGTCGCAGTTCCCTGGCGTCGGCTGTGTACATTTATCGTTACTCCCAGACTTGTCGCCCTTGGTGCAAGCCCGGGTTACGCTATCGTCGCCACAGCTGTTCGGCGTCCAGTTGCCACCGCCCCTGGTGTGGATTTTGGTACACTTACCATCAATGCAGGCGAATCCAGATCCGCAGTCGCGGCTTCCGTTACATTCAGAGTTACTGGTTTTTCTGAAGAGCTCGTTGTCAAGAAAGCTTTCGTTCGTGAAAGAAAAGCCAGAACGCGCATCTTCAGCAATCCGATTGGGGTCGCTAGTCCTTCTGTCTAACTCGTCAACCTTTCGCCAAAAGTTCCAGCTCACCAGCCACAAGCGACTGGATTAGGATACCGTCAAAGGCCAAATGGTTTTCCAGTTGTCGAATCGATGTAGCCAGTAATGGCCGCGCAACGCTTCCAGGTAAGTGTGCCACCAATGTCTACTACAACATATAACGCCGTGTCGTTCTGCGCGTTGTAGCACAGCACCTGGCCTTCCCTTTGCGGGCTTTGATCGATAGTCTCGAGCGAGCCCGTCTCTGGAGAGACTCTCGGGTAAGAGTTCGGTGGAGTAGTATTTGTTATGCTGACGCAATTTGTCTTGGCTGCCACTCTCGTCTTTGTCGGGCCAGCTGCAATTCGTCCGCTATTGATTGCCATTAAGCTATCCTCAGATACCTGTAACCAGTATTGTCGACAATGTAGAGTTCTACATGATCCATGATTGCGTCGTAATACCCCACCAGCTTGTTCGGCGTATCAGCGGTAGCGTTGTAAGCCCCAGGACTTGGCCTGGTTACAAGCAGTTCGATCGTCACGTCGTAGTTAGACGTAATCGGTTGTGCGCCAAGTTGGGAGGGATTGATAGCCATGTCAATACTTGCTAAAATAAGTGCCGTCGGCGAAGCTAAGTTCTACTGCTGTACCTTTTGGCAAAGACACAAAGCCGATCGTTTCTGTGACGTACTCCTTATTATTGAAGGTGACGATTCCAGCACCAGATTCATCAAGCTTGACCCAGTAGCCCGTGACGCTGCCCTCAAAGTCGCCTTGAACAAGATAGCCCTTGTCACGCCGCTCGACGTCAGCGATTCGCTCGGCAAAGCTGATCTCTTTCAGTTCATCGATAAGTGCCATCAGACTGAGTAGAATCCAAACTGCTTGAGGTCCCAGTAGAAGACTGCTTCGTTCCCTCCATCGAGGACAACAGCGCTAGCGGTCTCTGCTACAGACAGAATGTCGCCAGCGTCAGTACTTGTGGTGGTAGTACCAACAGTGAAGACTAAGTTTCCAGCACCGCCAGTAATTGCGCCCAACCCAGCGAGTGTTCCGTCTAGAATAGTCACGGAGTCTCCGTCCTCAAACCCAAAGCCAGGTGTCGCGATTGTCAGAGCGTAGTCAGTAGTAGCTGCCCCACTGTTGGAAATTGTCAGGTCTACAAGAAGATTAGCGCCGTCAACTAAGACCACAGTTGCCGTGGCAACGCCAGGGGTACCACCACTCTCGGTAATAGTAATACTGTCACCAGCAACATAGTTGGAGCCACCTCCAGTGATATTGGCGGCAACAACATTGCCAGAGGAGTCTGTGTCGACAGTGGCAGTAGCCCCCGTTCCAGACCCGCCGCTAATCGTAACCGCCGCAGCTGCCTGGGAAGCGGTGAATGGCGTTGTAGTGCTAAACGACCCCACTTCTCTGACTTCTCCGCCAAGCGTGGTGACGGGAATGTTTGTGTAGGTTCCGTCTACGCCAGCACTTGGAGCGGTTGTTACTGCACCAAGAGTCAGAGCATTTCCAGTGCTCCAAACCAGCGCGACATGACTGAAGTCGATACTCGTACCGCCTCCGTCATGAGCGAAAATAGTCGCCTTCCTATTGAGGGGCACGCCGTCGTCACTATAAGCCAAGATGTCTGCTGGCTCGTACTTGATGATTTGCCGCTGATATCCACCAGTTCCAAGCGCTGGCTCAAAGCTAAGGAACGTAGTGTCGTCGGTTGTTCCAGGAATGTAGGAAGTGCCAGCAGCGTTGATCAGCCGCCCTTCCAGGTACTTACCCGAAAAGCGAGCAGTTACCTGTGCCGTCAATTCGGTAGACGAGATCTTAGCGGCAATTGTCATCTGAAGGACATCTCATTCGGTGTAGGATACCTACACGAAGAGATCTGCCGTCACTACAGTTGCCCCAGTTGTAATAAGCGTATTTCCGTTTTCGATCGGAACTCCGCCAGTACCGTCTGCAGAAAGCAGGCCACCAGCTTGTACGACCATGCCCTGACAGTAGGCGACCATAGCTTGAAAGTGCTCCACGACCTCAGGATCCATTGGTGGCGGCTGAACGCCGATGTCGTTACGCGCCTCCACGGTGGCCTTGAGTATCATGTCGACCTTGATGACCCAAGCGAAGGTTCCATTGTCAACATTTGTCTCGTTGTCAACAACAGGAGGAACGACCACAGGAGGGGCTGAAGCGGTAGGTCCGTTGGGCGCAGTGGTCAGCGGGTCAGTACTGCCCCCATCGGTCACCGTAGAGGCTCCTACAACGTTCTGAGGGAGCGTTACGGTACCGTTTGACACGCCGCACCAGATACCATTGGTAACAAATGCGCTTTCGTCCTTCGTGACACCCCAGGAGGTGGCGTCCATGCGCAACGCAAGCACTTTACCCTTCTTGGGATCGTAGTAGCGGAACGGCATTCCAGGGAACCAATTCTGAGCCACGTCCTCACGGAGCCCCTCGCCAATCTGGAGGCCAAAAGCGTCGCCCTTGGTAAAGCGGATCAGGTAGTTCGAGTAGTCATCAATCGCGGCCTGGATCTCCTGCTCTGTGTCAAACAGAAGAGGCATTGGGACTGACTCCTCCATGATATAAGGACCAGCCTCAGCTGGTGGCAAGGTGTAGCGGCCAGTAAACAGAGGCAGCTCGGTGGTCTGCTCTACAGTGCTCGTCGTAGCCGAGTTCACGATATCTGGAGCGACGTCAAGGGTAGCGGTCGAGGTTGAGCGCCTTAGTTCCGATGTTACAACACCGTTGTAAGCGTCAAGCGCAGTCTCACCGACAGAGATACCAGATCCGTTATTGCCGACACTGGTGTAAGTTTTTGTGTACTGCACATTAGCATTGCCCTCCCTATAATACTTCGTAATCTTTACCTGAGACCGAATCATGGTGTACTGACTTGGGCGCCTGAAGCCTTCTGGAACACCCTGAGGGCTAAGACCAGACCTCCAGTCTTGAGGCTTGGCCATCGACAGCATGTTAACCCAAGACGTTTGAACCTGTTTTACAATCTCATTGGCGGATCCGAAGTGGTTCCTAGTCGTCGTTTTTCCCAGCAGCCTCTCAAGCATCCCAGGCGTACTGCATCCACCGCCTGGCTGACAGTCGGTTGCCCATTGTCCGACACAGTATGCGTAGTCATCAGCAAAATACTGGCTATTAGCTTCTACGATAGGGCCCCAAGTCCACGATTCGGTGAAGTCTTGCTGACCAGCTGGTCCTCTGTAGTAAGTTTTACTCAGCTCGTGCCGATTAGCGGGCAGGATATAAGGACGAGATTCGACGCTGTACCCCTCCTGACAAGACCCCTGGCCGTTGTCCTCTGGCGTTGGCTCCTTGTTGCCACATGGATCCTTCTTGGTTCCATCTGGTTTTTCTCCAGGGTTTAGGCCGCCAGCATTGTTAAGATCGCCATCGCCAGTCCGAACGCTCAAAGAGGCAGGGTAATCAACCCAGTAATAGGAAAAGGTCTCTTCAGTATCGATCCGCCCCTTTTGGTCATCGGCAATCGACCCCTCGGGTACGGAGTATGTCAGTTTAATTGAGTCAGGAATGGCACCAGCTCCTGCCAGTGGTGCAGCAGAAAGGGCAGTTACGCCAAGGACTGAAGTCCACTGCCCAGTTGCGGTACCAGCCTCGGAATCTCCGTTGAAAAACTTGCCAGAAACAAAGTTGCCGTTATTATCCTGATACAGGTATTGCCCGGTCGTAGCGAAAGCCGCGCTAATGTTGCTAAGCTGCTGTCGCGCTGGGTCAAGGTGGATAGGAGACAGGTTAAGCGTCGTACTCGGATCATCCATGATTGCGGCCATTGCCAGGCGGCAGCCGATCTCAACGTTTAACTCTTCTGCTTCAACGTTGTAGGACGTCGAGATAACATACAGCAGTCCACGAGGGTGGCGATAAGTTACAGCAGCTGGTGTCTGCATTGTCAAGATGACAGGAACACCGCGCTTAAAATCGTTGCGGTCGTAGTCCTCTACGTCGGGCCCACCAGGATAGGAGCCGAGGACCAGTGTCCCAGACGTGGTGATGAAGCCATTCTTGTTGGCAGAAGAATCGGAGGCATTCCAACTGACCAAGGCGCTGGTATAGTCAACTCCGCCAACGGTGAGGGAATGGACGCGAGCCTGGTTTACGATATAAGACATTAATCAAACCTCCGTCAAGCCAAAAGCGACCACGGTGTACTGCGGACCTGCTCGCATGTATGTTGGAGCCGTAGAAAACACTGCGCTAGCGTTGACGGTCGGGCCAAAGGTGTCATCCACGACACCACAAGCAACTGGATAGCCAGAGGCGCGGTCAGCGTCCCATGCCTGGTACATGGCGTCAAAGTTCTCTGCCTCAGCTGTCAAAATCATCGAGTTAATAGCCCATACCCGCTTCTGCGTAAATGCAGGGCCGCCGAGGATCGTGGTACCGTTGGCTGACTGATTAAAAGTAGCTACGTCAGAATAGGTCCTCGGCATGTTGTTGTCACCGAAGTTCCTGAACACAAAACTGTAAACTGGAGACCCTGCCTGGGGCGTAAAAGACACTCCTATGCTGGCCATTTCGGGTCACCTAACTGCAGCTAGTTTGCCGAAGTGCAGCCTGCGAGCTTATGATATTTGTTCCAGTCACCGATCGGCTTGTGAATGCGGCTGCAGACAAGCGTCCTGAAGTCCTCCACAACCTCCAGGAGGTACAGGAAGATCTCGTCGTGCCATTCTGTGATGACTGACACCACCGCCTCGTCTTCGGTGTCTCTGGAGGCCCTGTAGTAGGCAATGCGGAGGTAGACCAACAGATCCTGTAGCTCCTGCAGCTCCATGTCTTCGTAGTGCAGGTCCTCGAGACCTCCGCCACCCGACGAAACGGCCTGCTCCACGTACAGCCTTGCCATGTCTTTTGGAGTACCGAAGAGAAACATGCGGACCTTTCAAGTACTCCAGTATGCCTATCAGCGCAGGCGGCGGCGGCGGATCTTGGTCATAGATACCAGCATGTCACTAGCAGTCTTGGCTGGGTTGACCGACTGAACCGTCACGTTATTCATAATACTGTCTCCGTGACTAATAGAGCTAACAGAGTGACCGCCGCTAAATGGCGCAACGTTAATAGAAGCGGGATCCATATTCTGAGCTGCCTTGATTTCACTCCAGATATGAGCAGGGATAACAGTACCATTAGAAGGAGCACGCCACGTACCCCACGCCTTCGTGGCAATTTCCGACATCTTGCCGCTGCTTGTTATGAAGCCTTCTCGGCCAATTTCGTTAACAGTGAGCAGCTCACCACCTCTCACAGGGCCACCAGCAAATGTTTGCCTTGGAGGCTCAGGTGTGTCGTCGCCTTTGCCGGCCATGGCAGCCTTGTTTCTCTTAATCTGCCTCTCGATGGCTTGGAGCTTTTCAAGCATACTCTGGAGTTCTTCCAGGGTTACATCTTCAACAGCATCGCCGAACTCACCCATAGCGCGCTCGTTGGCTTCGATTGCATCGGTAATTTCTTTAAGCTTGTCTTTTTCCTCGTCAATTTTTTCTTTAATCCTATCAATTTGATCTTTGCGGCTTTGCTCACGCTTATCGTGCGCGTCCTGAATGCTTTGAATTCCGTCCTTGGTATCGCGTTCGTCTTTGCGTTTTGCGTCGTCGATTTCCTTAAGAGCTTGCTTTTCTTGTTCCTGGGATTGCCGCTTCTCTTGTGCAATCTGATACAGAGCATCCGCAATGTCACGGAAAGCTTGTTGCTGTTCTTCTTGCAGCTTCTTAAGTCTTTCCCTTTCTTCTTCATCAATCTTTTTCTTTTCTTCTGCACGCTTTTTGTCTGCTTCCGCTTTTTGCTTCTCTACCTCCGCAAGTTCCTTTGCGTGTTCGATTTTTAGCCTGTGCGCCTTTTCCTCGTTTTCTATTTGCTCAATCTGAGCTCTAATCTTTTGTCTCTCGTATGGGTCGGTCGTTTTAGCAGCCTTCCTGCGAAGCTGCCGGATTTCCATCCGAGTAAGTTTTCGCTTTTCAGGGCCATTTTCCAAGGCCTGCAGCTCAGCATCTCTTTTCCTGTTTATCGCTTTAATTTCCGCTTCATAGTTTGACATCGCCTGAGCATGGGCTTCGTCCGAGTTCCTTCTCAGCTCATCGTAGTACTCCTTGACGGAGGTCTTTGAGTCTTCAAAATAACGCCTTAACAGCTCTTTGTTTCTTTTGACGCTATCGGCTTCTTTGTCTAACGCTGCTTGAATCCCGTCGTGGTACGCCTTGGCAGCTGCTTTTGAATCTTCATATCCCCGCTTGCGGGCCTCGGCAGCTCGTTTAATGCCCTCAACTTGGCCATCAACGGACTTCTTGTCGGCCTTGCTGACCTCTTCAATGGCCTTAATATCATCTTCCCAGCCAGCAATTTTCTTCTCAGATGCAGCCTCATAGGCCTCCACATAGGCCCGCAGCTTGGCCGTCGTGGATTCGGCTTGAGCCTCCAACCCTCTCAGCTCTGCTTGAGCTTTCTTGGTATCGAGGGCGCTAATTGCTTCGTTGTACTGATCCTGCGTGATCTTGCCCTCGGCCAGCCGCGTGTCAAGGTCTTTTGCTTTGTTCTCAAAATTTTGAAGGGCATTCATCGAGCCAGTTGTTTCCTCGCTTAACATCGAAAAACCATCAATGGCGTAATCGAGGTCTTCCTCTAGCTTTTTAGCCTTATCGCTAATTGCTCTAAAAATGTCGCCGATAACAGGTAGCTTCATGACCTCGTCAATAAAATCCCTGAGATAAAGCACTGATTGGTTGACGACCTGCATAATGACACCAAACAGAAGCAAGATTCCGTTTAGGGCAAATTTAAGAGTCTTGCCAAAGAAATTTGCCATCCACTGGAACTGCATCTGGACGCCAGGCATCTCTGTTGCAACCTTGGTAAAGATTTGCACAAACGCAGCGTAAACCGAGGCAAGGGCTTTACCAATTGGAGCCAATGTTTGACCAACCTTCTCGAGGCCAATTGCCGTCAATGTCTGCATTTTTGCCTGGAACTGAGCGATGGTCATGCCACCCTTTTTGCCAAGCGATTCGATTGACTTCTGAAGCAACGCAAAATCGCCAGCCACCTTTTCCCTTGCCACCTCGCCAATCGCAATCATGGCCTCCATGAACATCTGGCTGGTAATCTCGCTGTTCTGCATGGCATCGGAGAGGTTCTCGATACCATACTTAGCTTTGAAGTAAGAGGCTAGCTGGCCACGCAATGCACCGTCAAGTTCGGCGAACTGCTGGTTAAGTTCTTCACCCTGTAGGCGGCCCTTACCCATAACCTGGGCGAAGGCTTCGATATATCGACCAGTCTTTTCAGTGTTAAGACCAAGCATCGTAGTACGAGCTGCAATGGTCTCGATGACAAGCTGGGTATCGGTCAGACTGCCACCGGCTGCCATAATAGCAGGGCCCAGTCGCTTGAAGGCGCCCTCAATCTTTGTCAATGACTGACCGTAAGTCAGTGAGACAGCTTTAGCCGCCCTCAGGATAGCGTTTTGACCTTCGACCGAAACACCAAGCTGCTCAAAGCTCAGCTTCAGGGACTGAATTTCTTTTTGACGATTGACAAGGGGGCCAATCATCATATTGACAGCCTGAATGGCCTGACCTAAAGCCATGGCCGACATGGTGATCTGGCTGAGCTTGTTACCCACGGACAAAAAGCCGCTCATGAAGCCCTTGTTGCTGCCATGCTGGCTAATCAGGTTGATTTCTTTGCTCAGGTTCTTGACCTGATTATTGGCCTCCACCCAGTGGGCGTTGGCTACTTGAACCTTGCGACCGAACACGCCGGTTACAGTCGTAGTGGCTGCGATTGCATCTCGGTTTTGAGTTGCCGTTCTCAGCTGGGCTCTAAGAGAGGTTAGGGACCCGTGGTGAAGACTTTTCTGCTTGCTTAGCTTGGAAATGTTTTCGGTGTGAATCCTGCTAGTTTTCTGCAGGTGTTTGACACCGTCTTTGTCGACTACAGTATCTACGTCCACTTGGATTTCAGCCTTGCCTTTCTTGCCAATAATCTGACCGATAGCCTGCTCGTATTTCTGAGCAAGCTCGAGGTTCCCGGCTTCAACAGCGGCAACACCTTTATCTACAAGTCTGTTTAACTGCGCACTCGCCTTGTCAGCACCAACTACCTGTGGCTCAATCTTGATGGCAAAGTTTGTAATACCGGGGCCACCCATCCGTTGAGCCATGATTTCCTAATAAGCTGGTATAGGTTTCCATGAAAAAGGGCCCTTGCTGGGCCCCTGGGTGTTTTGCCGTAAGCATCGCGGTTACGGACTTCAGGCGATAGATGCAACACGGAAGGTTCCAGATCCAGAGCCAACGGTTTCGACAACAGAGATAATGTCTCCAACCGTATAACCAGAGCCCGCAGACGTAATGTTGATTGCGGTAAGGTTGCCGCTGCTGTCCGTATCGGCGGTAGCAGTAGCAGTTCCAGAGATGGTAACATCGATACCCGCGCCGTCGGTGACGAACGCGGTACCAGTGTTCAACGTGTCGACGGAGGCGATGCCTCCAATCAGCTAATTACCAGCGTTTTCGTCGAGCTCAACGACGTAGCTGCCGTAACCAGTCAGGGAGCACTCCCAGGACACGATGGAAGACACTTCGTTGGACTCGGTGTAGCCCATCAGGGTGCCGTAGCCGTACACAGTCTCGACGGTGCCAGTGGGGCCCACACGAGCGATCTTCACACGCAGGGCGTCAGCCACGGTGTTCTGCTCGGTGAGGCGCAGGATCTGATAACCAGCGTCCTTGAAGTCGGCGATACCAGCCAGGGACATGGTCCAGGACTTGGTAGTTGCCACGGCCTGGTTGAAGCCCTTGGTCTCGTCGTCGTAGGTATAGATGTCCTCAGAACCAGTGTCGGTCTCGAGGGAAGCACTGGTCAGGCCATACAGACGCACGGGTTGCATGGTGCCGTCAGTGGGCTCAGCGACGGGAGAGGCGCCAATGGAGAACACACCAGCAGCGTAGGAGATCTTTTCGTTTTGAGCGATAACGTTGGTGGTGTCGATGAAGTTGCTAACACCAGCACCAACGCCACCAGTAACGCCAGTGAACGAAGTGTCAACGGATTCTGCCTAAAGGGGGATCAAATACAGATCGTACCCGAAGGCAGCAGAGAAGTTTGCCATATAGAAGAACGGACCTGGATCCGCATGAAGGTACTTCGGACCTTCTACGGCCCGTTATACCTATTCTTCCAATAGGCCGTCTTAAGCCAGGATCGGCATGTCAGATGGGATCTGGATCGCAGTCTGCACCAAAGCGCCAAGGCCGTCTGCTACGGAGACCGTTTCATAAGAGTTGGATCCAGCAAAGATTTCCAGGACGCGTATTGCCGCCAAGGTCATATCAGTACCTGTCGCTTCCTCCCAGCAGATCAAAAAGACCGTCCACTTAGCCTCGATATCAGCTGAACCACTTAGATATTCCTTTCTAGACAATTCTGCTGTGTCGTGAATAACAACTTCGACTCCAGTAGCCTTTTTGACGGCGGGTAAATCGGCACCAGGAGTAACGATACTAATCGAAGGCGTGACCTGACCTGCTCTGAAGGTATATTCACCTACGTAGCTCATAAAAGTTGCGTCCGCGACCAAAGTGTCGTAAATCACCTGTGGATTCGTAGGAAATTGCTGGGTCATGGCCGAAAACCGTACGATCGTAGGGTTCCAGCGGGTATACTAGTCTAACAACGCAGAAAAGCTTATGCTAATCGCTTCAACCAGCATTTCTTCTGGCGTTGTTATCGTAATTCGATGACAGACGCTAGTCGCCAACCGCTCTACGAGCGCCCACAAGACTACGTTTACACCATGACAGCATTATCATCGGCTGAAGCAAAGCGGCTCTGGAGAGCCGGCATCAAGGAGGTATGGGGAAATCGCTGTGCCTACTGCAATAAACCCCCAATTGACGACAAGTCACTGACTATTGACCACGTAAAACCAAGAGCCAAAGGAGGCGAAGACCGCACTTCAAACGCAATTCCAGCTTGCAGGCGCTGCAACCAAGCCAAGGGGAGCGAAGAGTGGCTGGCATGGTACGGTATGCAACCCTTCTACTCGCTGTCGGCTGAGCTCCGTATCCGCGAATGGCTAAAAAGCGGCCAGGTCATAGACCTAACCGCTTCGGAAGATGATATTTGTTGGCTTGATCGGCTACTTACTGAAAACGTCGAAGAGTGATATTCTCTTCGGCGATAGCCTTAGTGTGGATACTAGGAACAACTAACGTCTCGCTGATCCCGCAAGGGCTCGTAAACCGCTGAGGGCCCTCTGCTGCCTCAAGAGCGATAAGAAGGCCAGAGTAGCCTTCTAGTCCCTTCCTAGGAGCCAGAAGGATCGCATACTCGGAGAATAGAGCCGGGATGGTTGGAACAGGCCCATCGGCGGACTTTGCAACGTCCTTGTAGCAGAACAGCGCCCATGAAGGCAGCTTGCCTGACTTGGCGAGGTACAGATAAGCTGAACCGAATCTGCTTGATGGACCACTGTTTGCCGATTCTTCGGGATACAGATAAAACTCGTCCATGTTGACAGCCTTCTTTTTTGAGTCCCTCTTCGAGTTAGCATAAAGGCAAGCAAGTAGAGCCGATGGACGCTCTGCCTCGTGGAGCTGCCTTTTCCTTAACTTTATAGCCCTATGATGTGCGAGGGTAACGTACTCGCACGGCAGCCGGTAAAAGTTCTCTAGATGAAACTCTGAGTCCCCAGGAAAGAACGCCTTGAGGTCCCAGAATATATCATCCATGTAAGAAAGGCCTTGCTTGCCGGCCGCTACTTTTTTTCTACCTCATCAATGCCGTCGGCAACGATGTCCTCGTCTTCCTCGACACCCAGAACGTCCAGAAGGCGTTCGGTACTCTTGGCCTCTTCGTCGTTAAACAGTCGAACTAGGCCGTCGACAATATCATCATGAAGTTTGATGATGTCGTCAACCGTGATCTCAGCGTCAATACGGTACACGCAAAGACACAACGCCTTGAGGATCTTTTTGGTTTCCTCTTGGCGCATCAGCTGGCCCGTCAGATCACCCAATTCAACGTTAAAGTCGTCCCAGACCTTGCTGGCCTCTTGATCTGACTGGTCAGTCATCGCAGTCATAACCAGCTCGTAGGACTGCTTCATGTCCAGCGAGTAAGCTTTGCCAACCTTGCGGGTAAGAGACAGAACTTCGCTAAGCGTCTTTTCTTCAGTGCTGTTAGACTGCATAAAGGAACGCTCGCCTGCGGTCAAGTAGCCATAGCGTTCGATCTCGATTATGCCGGAATCGTCAGAGCCAACAAGCTCTTTGATGGGTTTAAGCCTTGGAGATACTACGAAAGGGAGCTTAGTCATAACGTGTCATCAAGCGCACGTAGTATACCTAATCAGCCCCTCAAGTACCTTTTTAGGGAGGCATTGAAGTCAAACTGGGGGACAGGGCCGCCACCGTACAGCGTAGAGGTAATCCAGGGGCGGCCTGGTAGGTAAATAGGTCTCAAATTCTTGTTGCCATAAGGGAATATGTAGCCGCCATTGTGTACAATACTGGCATACGAAGCTCCGTATTTCACGGCAAGACTGTAACCATTGACAGTTACCGAGCCAGAGCTGAGCAGCGCACCCGTGTCGTAGATGTCCCTAGAGCCTCCTGTGGGCCACCTCCAGGCCGAAGACTTTAGAGCTGCGTCCAGAGCCCTTTTAAGGTCGACAGCAACGCCTTTTAAGGCCTTCTTGACGGCCAACTTTATATCTTCGGCTTCCTGGTTAATCGAATTTGCGAAGTCCTCTATTCCTTCGACGCTAACTGACCACCCGTTAACAATTCCCATCGGAAGCAGTTGAACAGGAATATCCACGTCGAATCCGCCTTCTTCCAGGTCATCAAAAGGCTTCAGCCCTAGAAGCTGCTTGGCGTTATCGTCAAGTTTAACATTAGGAGGTAGCTTCATTAGTTTTGCTTGCGGCGCCTGGTGAATTAACGGTATGCACAAGCATGCCAATGCATCTCTTCTACAGACAGTATTCCGCAGAAGAGATCCAGTCCATCAAGCGCTGTCTTGAGGTCGCCCCAGAGCTGCCGACGGGTCTGAGATGGAAGGAGCGGTTTTCTCCTTATTCGCGGGCCAAAATCGGCGAGATGGCTGGTCGAGTCAATGGCACAGGGTACGGGCAGGTTAAGCTGGGCGGCAGGTACTGCCAATCGCATCGTGCTGTCTTCATCATCGCCAATGGTTATGATCCATACCCACTTACCGTGGACCACATCGACCGCAACCCCTTGAACAGCGCTCCAGAGAACCTCAGGGCCGCCTCAGACAGCGAGCAAAGACTGAATAGAAAGGATGTGATACAGAGCAGGAAGAAGCCGAATAAATCTGGCTACAGATGGGTCTGCTGGAATAAGAGCGGCTGGCATGCCTGCTTTTCTTATCGCGCCAAGATGTATTCTGCTGGGTATTTCGACTGCCCCAAGGCGGCTCACAAGGCTTCCGTCACTCTCCGAAGAGAGCTAGGAGCGCCTGTTTAGGTTAATTTTGCAGTTCCGAACCCGTCAGTTGCAGTTCGACCCCACCAATTTCCTTGTAAATGATCTCATCGATGCCTAGCCCACCATACTGGCCGCTAGAGCGTTGAATTTTAGCTGCAGGCATGATCGGGTCCTGACCGAACTTGAACTGGCACTCAGTCCCTGTGGCAAGCCAGCTGTACTGCGTTGTAACTTGTGTCCAGACAAGGTTGGTCTCATCACCGGCCACCAGGTCGTAATCGGCCGGGACAGTAGTGAAGTCTAACGCATAGCCGCGATAAAAAAATTGATCACCAGAAGCACCAGGCATCATCCTGCCATCGAGCTGAGACTCCAGGGGCAGCTTTTTCGAGCCAGACGAAACGCCGCTGTACTGGGCCCTACTGACAAACAAACGCACAAGGTATGAATCACTTGGAGTAGCCTGCAGACGGCCATCAACAACGGTCACAGCGCTCTGCCCAGGCACGAGTAGCCGTGCATTCTTGTAAGGCATCAAAGGAGAATTGCTGGCCATCATTTCACCCGAATCCACCTAGTCTTCCAGGTATTGAAAAGCAGGGCTTGCGCCCCGCGATTTTTTATAGCTTACCTCGCCCTATCGGGCTCGCTACGCTTTCCGTCACTTTCGGCAGCGCTTGCAAGACTCAATCTCGCCCTTGATGTACTTACTGTAGGCAGCATTGACGATCGCCCAGTTGTTACAGCCTTTACACCAAGCCTGAGCGGTGTCAGCTTTCGCGATTTCTTCCATCAGCTGATTGACCTCTGGGCTGTTTTCGGGATGACCTGACATAGGGCTAGGTTTGTACTGGCTACAGTTTACCAGGAACACCCTCAGGAGCGTATTAGGTACGTGACTCCGTTCATGCTGCCATCCTGTAGGCCGCCCATACAGCTGCAGAATGCAAAGTATTGAGCAATTTCCTGCTGCGCACGGCTCATTTCCTGTTGTGCGCCACTTGGCAAGCCGGCGCCATTGCGTTCCCACTCCAAAACATCGGCCTTAACCAGTGTTTTGCCCTCAGTGTCACTCAGATTCTGGGTGGATTCGGCAGTTTTTGCCGCTTCATACTCGTCCAGCAATGCCCGAACACGTAAAGCCGCCTCAGAACTCATGTTCTCAAGCTGATTGGCGCAATTCTGTGTACACTCGAGGGTATATGCACCGAAAGGCAGCTTTAGCGCTTCAATAATCCGCAGATCATCACCTGCAACCCAGTGGCCTGTAGTGTCTAAAGCCATGATCGGCATAATAATGTGGTCAAAGCTAGGTTTCCGACTGGTATAATGCGTAATGTAAGGCCCCCAGTTGACTCCAAAACCGTGCTAAAGATCTCTCTTGCTCTACTGCTGGCCGTAAGGTGCCGCCAGAAAGAGGCAACCCTCCAGCTGTTGGCTCAAATTTACCACAAAATAGAAGAAGACCAGGCTAAATCAGTCATGAATCGCCTGATCTACCTCCTCGAGCCATCAGAAAGGGACTGGATGAAGGGTTTAGCGTAAATCAGGAGTCCCCCCTGGGGTAAAGGAAGCCGCTGGAAGGCCGAGGCGCTGGCCCTGAGCCCCCACCTGATGTCTCGATAACTGCAACAACAGAATCTCGAACAAGGACTCGCCTGAGGTCTATACTAAAAGAGGCATCTGCTGAGGAGGTGACCGCAGTAACGGAGTTAATTGTAATGTCGGCAGCCATAGCGATCAGGTAAGAAGTGGTTCCGTTGTTCCGCAGTCGACTCCCATACCAGTACTGCTTGTGGTCATGTAGTATTTCGAGTTGTCGCTGTTGAATATAACATTCATACTCCCAGCACTGGTGGTTCCCCATTGCCTATTAGTAGCACTCGAGGAAGTGGGGTAATAGTATATGCTATCCTGAGGCAGGAAGAACGCAAAGGTATCGCTAACGCCAGGGTAGTAGTTGGTGGTCTGCTTTCCCCAGGAAATTGGAGGGGCGGCAATCATCTCACCATACCCGTCTGGCCTGCCGCTAGAGACGTTATGGCCCACCAGTATATTCATGTTATAGTCAGTACTGCTCAGAGTGCTGTTTATCGGATAAGCTCCAGCGTTGATCATCATAGGATCATGGTTAGTCCACGGAAAATACGAGCTCGCTTTATTATTGACCGTGCCATCCCAACTATCGTCTGGATAAAACATCCCCTCGGCAACACCAGGATCCCAGAACAAGGCCGTTCTATTCTGTGTCATCAAAACACCATCACTGGTATCAGACGTCCAGAATTGGAAATCACCGTTTGCCGGTAAACTCCCATTGACATCTATGTCGATATTGATGCTAAGAGTAGTAGAAGTGCCCAGGTCGCCTGGTGTCGTGGTATACGTTGAGTCACTGTAAATAGAACATGAAGTTGGCGTCGTACTTGACCAACTCACATAGTAATACATGTCGTGCGTTGTCCCAGTAATCCAACTGGTAACCGTCCTCTTGACACTCCTTTTAGTTGTACTCGCATCAGGGTGAGCACTTACTGTAGTATCCGTTCTGCCCGCCAGTGCCGTATCAAACAGATACACCAAAGCATCATGACGGGTACCTGAGTCGACCCAGGAGATCGTATGAGCCAGGGAATACGGCATCTGCGTCACTAAATCTGGACTAGGGTGCCGAAATCGGTATGGGATTTTTTGTGAGATTTTCTGAGGGGTCTCTCTGGCGCGCGCGGCTGGTAAATCGGGGGTGGGGGGATCAAGGAAGGGGCCGGGTCCCTCTGTTCAGGCTGTTCAGGCTGAGCAGCCATGATCTAGGTTATCTGCATCATGCTCTTGCGCGTGAG